TGATGCAAAACCTGCTGGTCACCTAAGTAGATCGCTGCATGGTTCGGTACAGGAGACACCAGCTGCATCAGCAACGCATCACCACGTTGCAGCTCCGCAATAGGAATTTGCCTGAACCCTTCTTTTTCAAAGTTCTCTAGGTAGAGGTTTTCGCCGTGCTCCCACCACTGGTCTCGGCGTGGGTAGTCTCGCAGCTCAAGTCCAAACTCTCGCTTGTACCAGTCGCGGCAAAGGCTGTAGCAGTCCACAACGCCGTGAGAAAACGCACGCCCCACATACGGCAACTCAAAGCCCTCGGGCTCGCAGTAGCCCCAGTTTTCGGTGTTCGGGTTGACGATATGCCAAGGCAGCCCACTTTGCTCGCAAGCAACACGATCAGCTGGTGACGGGTTGTGGTTTGTTGTTGGATGACTGTGAATCACTGCAACAATTTCGCCTTTGTCCTCCACTGCTGCATAGTCAGCTGGATCGAGCACAAAATGCTCATCCGGTGTATCAGCCAGATTTTTGCAGGGAAAGTAACGGCGCTTGCCCTTGACTACAGCAACCAGACCACAACATTCTCTGGGGCTTTCTTCCTTTGCATGAGCCATAATCAGACTCATAACTGAGGGTGGCAGCATCATCGGATCAAGCCTGCTCCAGGGAACGATCCAAACGGTAGTTCACCATTTTCGCCAAAACGCTTTTTACAGCTGCTAAGGCGCTTGCCACACGCATCCTGTGCCAGCGTTGAAACGCTGTTGTTGTTCACGTCAAAGTAGTTGCTGCCTGTGTAGCTGCACTCAGAGCTGCGGTACTGCCATTGACAGATATTCGCAACAACCTGACGGTTAGGTAGCTCCTTGTTTGACAGGTCAAACTTGCTGGCCAGCTCGAAGCTCACAACATCTCGTGATTCAGTGGCTTTGCGATCGATAAACCACTCTTCAACAGGGAACGTTGCATAAGGGTCAGCAGCAGACTCGCCATCAAGAAACTTCTTCAAAGTTCTAATGCGTTTGACCTTGGCACCTGTCAGGTCATTACCTGGAGTTGTCAGGTTTACGCCCAACAGCAATGCTGTTACCGCTCCATTAAGGTTGGCAACCGCCAAGGTTGGTCGGGGTAACGTGCCGGTGTTTGTGTACTCAAAACCCTCAGCCTGCACAGGCAGACGTGAGTAATCGTTGCCGTTCCAAGTGATGTTGCCTGTTACGTCGGCGTTGGACCCTGCGTGCCAGCGCAAGATGTCAGTGCTTCCGTGCAGCGTGTTGTCGTAGTGCAGCTCAAACAGCTCGATGATCGCGTCTGGAGCGAGTGTTGAGAGGTCTGCATAGATTGAACTGATCGCCGTCCAGACAACGGTGTTATCAGTAATCGTGCTACCAATGTCTGTTGGCCAAGTTGGTTCTGAACTTCCTGACGTTCCAGCAGTCGTACACTCAAAAACCAGGCCGCTGTTTTGCGATGTCGTGGCGCGTCGAACGTCGCCAACGGAAAACGCGGTGCTAGCAGCCCAAGCGGTATAAGCCATTAGGGTTCAAAGACTTCACGGAACGTTGCTTGAATACTGGCACGGTTTAGATAAGGAATCGACTTGCTCCACTCTTCGCAGACAAACTTGGAACTGCTGTCTTCACCAGGTGGCGTAAAATCAAAACTTGCATTGTCTGCAGCACGAGCATCGAGAAACGTCTCGATAGTGTCCGAATCAGTTTCTGACACTTCAAAAGTCAAGTTGTAGACCTTTGGATTTTGATTTAAACCAAGACTTGTGCGTTGTTCGTAGCCGTCCCCGAAGCGCACTGTCCGCACTACCGGAGAGCTACGTTTTTGAAGCCCGTAAGTTGGCGTGATTGAAGGGAAAGTAGCCATCAGCTTGCGAGGAGACCACCAGGACGTTTTTGCTTGACCAGCTCAGCCTGCACTGCAGCACCAAGCATCTTGCCAAGTTGTGCGGCTTGATCGGAATCGCCTTCGACAGACGATCCAGAAGCATCCACGTTCACCACAATGTTAGAGCCGCCCATTGCGTTGTTTGGAACGATATTGCCTTGCGCTCCAGGGACAAACAACTCAGGCCCGCGCTCGCCAACCATGTAAGGACGACCTGCTCCAACCGCTCCACCAAGCGCTTTCGGACTTGGAATAAGGCTGCTGACATCAGTGTTTGCTCCAATACCGGAGTACTGCTGAATTTGATTCAAGCTGTTGGTGCTAATTGCATTGCCGCCACCTCCGATGCTGGGGAAGAAGCTCATAAACAACTTCACCGCTTGCATCCTGAGCTGGGCTGCAATCATCTGTGCAGCCATATCAAGGAAGTGATCCGCTGTGCGTTGGAACAGGTTGGCCAGCGCCTGCTGAGCAGTCATGCTGCCGTCAACAATGCCTCGGAATGACTCGCTAAAGGCATCTCCAAGAGTTTTAGACAACGCAATAATCTGATTAACAGGATCCAATAGGTCGTTTAACGTTCCTTGGATCCTGTCAACCTCGTCTTGCAACCTGTCAGCATCAGTCTTTGCTGCATCACGAGCAGCACCCTGAGCTTCGGTAATTTTGCCCTCTAGCTCAAGCTGACGTTTTAAAAGCTCATTGATTTTGGCTTGAATTTTTTCTTTTAGCTCTGCTGTCTCTGCGCCTGCCTTAAGAGCTTCTAGGTTGAGAATATGCAGGTCAAACTCGTCTTTTTGACGCTCTCCAAGTCTTTCAATCTCTTTTACCTGCTTGTTAATTTCAACTGTTTGTTGAGCGACAGCTGGAACGACTCCAGCACGAATCAACTCTCCGTACTCACGCTCAAATGCAGCCTTGTCTTTTATTGCGTCAAGTTGACGCTGTATTGGCCTAGCAAGATTCTTGGTTTGCTCAAGAGCTTGCTGACCAAGCTGTAAAGCTTGTCGCTCAAACTCAAGTGAAGCAAGTTGCTTAGCAGCGATTTCGGTCTCATTGATAATTTGAATATCTTGAGCGTCATTTGTTTTTGCTCGGTCCTGTTTAGCCTGCTCAACCGCCTTGGCAATAGCAGTTGAAAACTTGAGCTGAATTCTTGCCGCTCCAGCAGCAGTGCCCTCTAGCTCTGCAATCTGCTGGGCTGCAGCAACCTGTGCTTTTAATACGCCTAAACGCTTTTGAAGGCCAAGTGTTGGATCGGCCTTTGGATCTCCTGGAGATATTGCTTCCGTAAGCGCACGCCTTGCCTCGCCAAGTGCAGCAAGGGCTTCTTGAGCCTCTGGAGGTATTTGTTGAACTGTTTCTCGTCCAATTACACGCTTGGTTCCCATGGCCCCAGGAGCCGTAATGTCTACCTCTTTTGTCAAAGAGCCAAATCTCAGCTTAATAAAGGCTTCAAGAACCTTGATTCGAGCTTCGTCAATTTTGAGCAGCTGTCCATTTACAAAAAGCTGATCTCTGAGGCTTTCAGCAACATCCTTGTTCCTGTCAAAGATCTGCCCAACAGCATCGCTGAGGCTTTCTGCATCCTTGATGCCCATAAACGCACCAAAGCCTGCCGTGTCTGTTCCAAAGATCTTTGTGGCAGCTTTTGTTAGCTTTGGATCGGCAATAAAAGAAAAAGCTTTTGCTGCGTCAACAGCCTCTTCATTTGTGATTTTTAAGACCCTTGCAATCTCGTCAATATCACGCCCAAACAACTGAGCAGAACCGCCAGTTACCTGAAAATTAACGTTTAGTTGATTTAGAGCCTCGTTAAAAGTTCTTGCGTCGTCAACTGCCTGGCCAAGCGCCGTTCCAACCAAAGACAGGCCAAATCCAAACTCTCCTCCAATAAGGCCGCCAGCTAAACCGCCAAAACCACCACCAACGGATGCGCCTATACCCTGTCCAAACAGCGCAGGGAACGCTCCACCGATAATGCCGCTACCTGCAGCACTTCTAAGCTTCTGCCTTCTTTCTTGAGCCTTAGTTCCGCGCTCGATTGCCGCTTGAATTTTTCTTTCCGTCCTTTCTTCTCTTCGCTGCAGCTCTAAAGACTGTTGACGTGCTTTTGCCTGCTTTCGCTCCTCTGCTGTAATTGCTAAGCCAATTTTGCGTTGCTTATCTAGCTGCTCATCAATTTGATTCATTACCGCAAGCTGTTCCATTACGGACTTGCGCCCTTCAGCAGCGGCAGCAGCTGCACGCTCTTGCTGGGTCGGAGAAAGAGCAACAGGAAAACCAAAAGACCCTGCTGCAGCTAAAGGCGTTTGCAATGGACCTGAAGCGCCACGCAACCGTTGTTGTTTTTGAAGCGCTGCATCAAGGACAGCTTCAACTTCTTTAACTCCTTGAATTGCCTCTGTGTTAAGAGCTTTTTGCAAAAGCAGCTGATCATTAAGACGTTCAGCTGATTTTTCTTCCAACCGCAAAAGAGCCTTTTCTAAAATCAACTCATCTCTTTTGATTGCAAGGTTTCTTTCAAGTAATCCACTGATGTCAACAGATCTGCCGCCGAAAAGCAGCGACTGCGGACGCATTGCAGAGCTTTGCCCCTGCAATATGGGCATACTTACGTCTTCTGGTTTTGTTGCCGGAAACCCTCCAAAACCAGGCCCAATCGGACCACTGTATTGCGTTCCACCACGCAAAGTACCTGACCGACCTTGGTTGCGGACCTGGGCAAGCAATGCTGCCTGCTCTCGAAGGGCTTCGTTTGCTAAATCCTGGGCTCGTGCAAAGTTTCTTGCTGCGTCAGCCGCCCTATCACTCCCTAAACGAACATCATTAAAGTTTTCTGCTGCCTCTGCAAGTTCTTTATTAAAATTTTTAACTGAATTGACAACGGTTTTGCCGTTTAAATCGCCAAATCTTTCAAGAGCATCGTTTACATTTCTAATTTTTTGACCAAGCAGGTCCGTATCTCTTGAGAGCTTGGTAATAGCCTGGGTGTTTTTGACCGCAACCGCGATATTTACGCCGTAGTCAGCCACAAGCCCAGACCAAAGACCTATTTGCCTACTTTACCGCCTCCCCATCGTTTGCGCTCCACGGCTGGTTTGCACGCGGTCTCTAGCGTTGCTTTCCTCGTCGCCCTTTAGCTCAAAAAAAGCAGCCCAACCGATCAACTCCTCTTGCGTCAAGTCGCGTGAAAGCTGGGCCACTGTCATGCCCAGCTCTTTCGCAAGAAAGAAGATGAAAAACCAGTCGTTACTAGCTTTTCAAGCTGGCTTTCGCTTCCTCCACTTTGTTTTCTACGCCTGAAGCCAGCATTGCCAGCTGGATCTCCTGCAGAACTGAAGCGTCTACAGCGTTCTTAAGCTGAGCTTTTTCACCATCTTGAAACAAGCGCTTGCCGTCAACATCCAAGGCTTTTTCAATCATCATGCCCAGCGCAAAATCGTTGGCATCATCTGAGCCAGACTTTTTCTGGATCGACTCACGCTCAGCAATCGTCAAAGGGTGCCAATACACCTCAAGCACCACTTCATCGCCATCCTTGACCTCATGCTTGTAAAGCTGGCTAACGCCAAACCTGTTACGAAGCAGTTCAGTGGCACGCATAGAGCATTGTCGTTTCAACTAATATACTATACAACTGCTGTAAACTGGCAAGAAATAATTCCTAGGAAATGAGGACGATCCTCAAGCTCCAAAGGATTTGGACCGCTAACCTCTAAAACCCTTGGTGACACGCTAAACGTATCGGTATAGTTAGCGGCATTGACGGAAGTCAGACCGTCAATTACCGACTCGCTAACTGCCGCAAGCGCCGCCGTGCCAGCAGACTTGGGTACATAGACGTTGCACTGGATAACTCCGCTGTAATAGTCAGAAGCTGCTCCGTGGTTCTGAAGCGTTGATTGGTTAAAAGTAATGCTCATCGACACGTATTTTTTGGTCTTACCTGGAGTGGTAAACCGAACGTTGTCGTAAACCATCGACACCGTGGCATCTGCCGCTACTACTGCGTCGGTTACAGCTTTTTCAAAAGCGGCTCTAGCGTTTACAAGAGTCATGATCCCTCCATAACAAAGACAGACTTGTCCATACGAGGGATGCCAGTCTTGCTTTCTGGAATTTTGCCAGCCTTCCTTTCCATGGGCACAACAGCAGCTCTAATCGAAGCAAGACGTTGGTCTTCCCTAAACGACTGGTCTACAGCTTTTTTCATATCTTTAATATAAGCAAGAGTTAAACCATCCTCTAAGGCGTAAGCAGCGTAAGCGGCTGTATTGCCTATATATACAGTTTTGTATTGTTTAAAATTAAAATCATACGGCTGTTTGTTGGCGGGAAACCGTCGGCTAATTTCACCTATGTTTTTTTTGACCCCCCATGGGGTCATTGCGCCTCCTTTTCCTTGTGTTTTTGTGTGATAGACCGTTGCCCATGGCTCTTTAGTGCGTCGATTCCGATCACTAACCTCACGAGGCTCCCTTTGCACAGCTTGTCCGCCTTGCGCTTTCCAGCTTGACGCAAAATAACCCGTATAAACAGGACTGTTTTCTGGAGTAGACAGCTCGTTTACAACCCTGTTAATCAGCCTGTTAAAACCTTGATCAAAATAGGCTTCAAAATCGTTTTCAAAATCAAAAATGTCTGTAGTTGCAGGCATCAGAACACTACCTCCAAAATAAACAGATACTCTTGGCCGCCCCTATAAGTGCGAATGTCTGTGATTTGAGCCACACGATCCGCTCCAGCAAACTTCAACGTCACCTCATCCTGGAACGTGGGTTGGTTGCCGCCTATCTGGTCAGGCGACACGTAAACCCTTGCAGTTCGTTTTTCTGCCTCCGTCTCTTCTTCTGAACGAATAAATTCAATCGGGCATTTTAGATTGAAGTATGGACGATCAAACGTCGTAAACGCACCCTTGGCCGTGTCATACGTTCCATCAAACTTGCGGGTGTAATCGATTTTGGTGTCTAGGCCGTCGCCAAGGTCCGCAACGATTGCCTTAGCTGCTTCCTTAAAAACCTTGTCGAGTGCTCCAGCCATCTCAACCCCTCACAACGCGGAGAGAATACGTGCCACTGCCGCCCAAACAATAAGCGCCGAGATAAGACTGAAGCCAAGGATAAACGTCGAATACGTTATTAACAGTTCCAGTAGCCTGACTAGAAGTGTTGTACTTGACTTCCATCTCTCCGAGCTTGACGGATTCGTACAATCCCGTATCGCCGGTAGACCCTGTAATCGAGCTCGTGTCATTAGCCAGTGCGTTGGCTAACTCATAGGTAGCGTATTTAATGTCGTTTGGAATTGCAGAGCAAGCAAGCTCAACACGATCTACGTGGTAATTGTTGCGAGGCCAGCTCAGCGCCTGGTCTGCATTGCACCGATCACCGTAAAAATTCAACGTATCGATCCAGCGCGTGGCTGAAATCAATGCACGGTTCTTTTGATCATCAGTCTTGTCGTCCCAGTTGGTGCTATCTGGAACGGTTTCAAAGTAGGCGTCCGCCTCTGCCAGCGTTACAAAGCTGTTGGCGGTTTCGCTTTCAAGTGTGGCTGTGATGGTTGCGGCCACGGCTTACCTACCTACCTTTTTCATTGCCATTTTATGCGCTTCAGTAAAGGTCTTACCAGCCTTCATCA